TTGACGTACATCTTGCCATTAGCCAAGAGCACAGCGTAGTTCTTTCCATTAGAAGCATAGCCGATCTTAACCAATCCTAAGGTGTCGGCCGTGGCTTCATTATACGTTGTGTTATTATCCGTCCATGGAACGTTGACGTAAGCGTTGCCGGACGAATCCAGTTGCACCTTATAGTTATTCCCGGAAGTCGTATATCCCACCTTAATACCGCCAAGAACGGTAGCGGAGGACGTGGGAGGTGTGAAGGTACTTGGTTTGCCCGTAACCCCTGACCAAGGCACGGAGGAAGCCTGACTGGCCGTGTAAGGCTCATACCCATCCTCACTGTTTAATTTAGACTCGTCTTTTATCAGATACATCTTACCTGTAGACGTGACCTTTACCGTATCACCACTTTGAGCCGTAGCGGTGGTAAGGGCGAATCTAGCCGTATCATTAGCTACCACGATCAATCTCTCCAAAGCCGCCTTAGGTAACCTATCTATGCTGATGGTTCCGGACGCGATCTTAGAGGCATCAAAATTAGCCAATGTCGTGGAGATAGTTACGTTGCTCCCGAAGTCCGATGAGACACTACCGGTAACAGCCCCGGACAGCGCTATGGTCCTAGCCGCCTGTAATTTCGTGGCGGTAGGGGCATTATCCGTCTTAAGAGCATATTTGGTAAGATCAATATCATTAGCCTTATCCAAAAGCTGATCTATCTGCTCACCATTGTATTTACCTTGAAAATCTTCCATATCAAACTTATTTTTTGCTCAAATATAGTTATATACATAAATACCAAGAAATCGAGGGGGGGGGGAGATACGGGTAAGTGTCAAAAACTGCCGTCCCCGTGCAGGAATCCGCTACGGAATATAATAGCCTTGTCTTTAAGTTTCTGGACAGATTCCCATTCCCATTCACCCTCACAAGGCTTAACGACATACTTATTCCCCCATGTCTTAAACTTCCTCTCTATAACAAACATCTCTGGGTCTTTTAAGACATGGAAGATACTTCCAACAGGGAAATACTTATCAGTTCTCAATATAACTCGATGATGTCTCTCGTCATATTCAGGATCGCCTACGATACGTGCCTTATAAAACTGGAAATCATTTAACGTCTGATCCACTGGCTCTATCCAATAATACCCCTTACCCATTGCAGTTTGTATTTAATTATCTATATTTGCGGTGTAGTAACTCATAATGTTTTAAGTGATTTTCAACCAAAGGGGAAGGGTGTCCGTGAGGATGCCTTTTTTCATTCCCGCCCTCCCTCTGAACAAAAGATCTACCTCGAACAAATGTAGCTATAATAAAGTTACGGGCAAAAAGAAATCCCATCGGTATTCTATCGCCGACAGGGTTCTTCCAACGTTGTATCAAATCATATCATCTCACTCCATTTGATTGTGTCACCGACGAAGCACCGCACCGCCAGATACCTTACGAACGCCGTCCCTTCCGGGGCGTCAGGGTCTTCCAGATAAGCCAAGACAGCCTTGACTATTTTCTGGTCGCAATCCAATACCTTAGGAAAGTAGTCGCTATAGAACATAGCGAACAGATATTGGATATCTCCCCAAGTGGCGTTATCAGGTTTCTTGGCCCCGCATTTATCGAACATCTGCTTAGCGTCCTCCATCGTCCATCTTCTCTTGGATCCGTCAGCGTTAAGCATCTTGTCGGCGGCTTCCCTAGCCAACTCCTTGGAAAAGTGATATCCATGGGTGTCTATGTACCGCTTATAATCCGGGTCATCAGCGTCTGCTCCTCAGTAGTAACGACTTCTACGACCTCTACGCATGTAAGGATCCATGCTATCGTACTCGTCACGGATCTCACGCTCGCCGAACCAGCCCTTGCGATACATCTCGTCCTCCCGCTCATGGTGCTTTTGACGTTTCTCAAGCTCCCGCTCGTTACGTTCCAGCTCCCTCTCACGTCTCTCAAGATTACGCTCACGACGCTCCAGCTCCTCCATCATCCCGTCACGATCCTTGCCATAATGGTCATATACCCCGCCACCATAACCCATGTACGTGCCGTCAGAACGACGGGAGCGTCCTCTACCGCCTCTTCGATCATAGATCTCATCATCATATTCCTCTTGGCCATTGCCTAAATCTATAACTCTCATATTAACCTAATTTTTTAATTAACAACTCTTTTAACTCATCGAAAGAAGACCCCATCCTATCGACCTTCTCCTCAAGATTCTTAATCTTTCGGTCTTGATCCTTAGTCTGCTTAAAAGTGGGATTGATATCTTCCAAGATACTGTCGCATGCCTCTATGATCTCCTTATTCTTATCCACGCTATTCACGATATCCGTACTGGTTCGTTTCATGGCGTTCAGGTGGTTCATTATCGGATCCACGGAGCAGGCTAGCGTAATGCCGTTGGCCATAGCCACGTTCTGATTCTCTGGAACTACATATGTCATAGACTTCCCGTCCACCTCTATAGTAAGGTCCATAACCCGATCTTGCAGCTGCTGGTACTGACCTAGCTGGGATTGGGCGAACCTAGGTTCCGAGACGTTAACCACCGTACCCATAAAGAATTTAGGAACCCCTGAGGTGTCCAACGTATAAACCTGATATCCTTTCTTTAAATCCTTAAACATAATAACGATCTTTTTTAATGGGAGGGAGGTTACCCTCCCTATTCTTTCTTAGTAAATTCACGCGCTAGGGGCCGTAGCCGTATGACCTAACATCCTGAACACGCCGGTGCATTTGTTGTAATACACGAGATGCTCGGTGTAAGCCCCTACTACAGGGTCACCAGATGCCACGGGAGTCGTAATATCCTGCCCTGTCATATGTGCCCCAACCTTATCCACTATAGGTGTCTTGTTGACGATAACCCCGGCGTTGGATACCGTAACAGGGGTGGTGGTGGATAAGCCGGACGGGAGGACGATCGTGGCCGGATAATCAGCCTCGGTCTCCGTTACCGGATGACGGACTTTCCATAACAATATCCCCTCTGGAGGCAGTGAGTCCCACTGACACGGATTGATGCCAAAATCAACCGTAGGTTCGGCCGCAGAAGCGTCAGATACCTTTCCAGTAGTGGCTACTACCGAGATACCTCCCCTATCAAGACGGTAGGAGGCGAATGAGCCGATCATATATCCTCTGAAATCAGCCATATTGTCCCCCTTTCTTATAATACGGCGTTAGTAGTGCCGCAAGCGCATCCACATTCGTTAGCCACCCTTACGGTAGGAGCATAGCAGCAGCCCGGGTTCTGTACGACGTAAGCCGGAATCGGAGCCTTTGGAGCTAACTGGCTAACGATGTTCTGTGCCTGTTGTTGGGTGATGGCGGAAGTAGCCAAAGCCTGTTTCTCCTCACGAAGCTGTTGGATAGTATTCTGCATCTCACGCATCTCAAGTTGACAGAACTTGTCATTGATAATCTGCGTTTGGGCATCTATCTTAGCGGCTAACACTTGCGTCTGGGCTTGATTGGATTGAATAACGTTATTGAAGCCGTTAGTCAAATTGTTCTGCAATACGTTCGTCTGACCGGTGATAGCCAACTGATTCTCATACCCTTGACGTGTGATAGCGTTCTGGATATTGCAACCCATCGTATCCAAGGAATGTTGAACGTTATTGAAACCACTAGCCATAGCGCTTTGCAAATTGCAGCAGCAAGAGCTAATTTGGTTACCGATCTCACATCCTTGTTGCTGTACGGCGTTGATAACGGCTTGAGATGTCATACCTACCTGACCAGCCACCTTATCAATAGCGCCTTGTACATTACAGATAGCGTTTTGTAATTGAGAGGTAGAACAGTTAAGGGCGTTAGAGATCTGATCAATAGCGCTTCTGTCACCTTGGATAGCCTGCATCAGTAGCTCACGGCCATAGTCGTTGTTCAATTGAGCCGGAAGACCGTTAGCGCAACAATCATTTCCATTACCACCAAAACCATTTCCGAAACCACGTCCGCCCCATAACCAGAACAGGACAATGATCCACAACCACCAACCGTTAGCCCCTCCGAACTGGTCTTGGTTGTTACGACCGTTCATCAACGCAGCGACTAAATTCGGATCCATCTTATTACCACCCAAAAGGCTGGTAAACATACCCGGAATCATAGATAATAAACCATTAGCGGCGCTACCGCTCCCGGAACCCATGCCGTCTAACAGCACGATTTTGTCTCCACTTGTACCCATGTCTATTTATTTTTGAATTAATAATAACCCCACCTGATAGTGGGCGTTACAAAGTCCAAAAATTAATAATCCTAGGATCGTGATATATGTCATCATCAAAGCACGTCATGTCATGCAATTGGTATTAATAAGAACCGGTACAAGACAAAAAAATCCGGAGCGTATCACTACGACCCGGATTCATCGCAAATCTATAAAATCCAATGTTTCAATGCTCGAAAGAAAACGTCTCACGACGTCAAAGAGAGATTAACTACACGAAAAATCTCGCATCAACTTATTTGTATTAGCAGTGTATTCATTAACTATCTTACTGGATGAGGGATTATCCTCTATCCTTGACAGGCGGTTATCGTCACTCCTTACCGTAACGTCACCCATCCTTCGTACCATGTTTTCTTGATATGATGATGGATCGGAGTATATAAGATCATCGACGAACCTGTATATCGCACCATCAACCGTCTCACCTACCTTCTCATATAAACCGGATTGGAATGACACGAAATCATCATACCTCCCACGAGCCAAGAACGAACCGTCCGGTCTCGCCTCGACGCCGCCGTTGACCTCCCGGAGCAGGCCCGGATTCCTTTGGTACAGATACCTGTAAAACCCGACATCCATCATCCTATCCTGACCATCCAGATAGAAAAGGTTTCTCATGCTACTGTCACCGGACTCGATAGCCACGTCAAACAGAAGATCCCTTACCTGACCTTCCGGCAACGACATCTCCATGCTTTTTAACGTACCTCTGTCATGGTG